CTCCGGAGGGTAAGCCAGGGTACATGGTTCAAGACATTGGTCAAGAAAGGGAAGAAGAACGTCATTTTCCCTATAGGAGGCAACGATCTCACGTATCTCTTCGAAGGCAAGCCTCGAATACTGATATTTGATGAGATCTGTCGCAGACTGATAATCGCCGGAGGTCCAGAAAAGTGGACCGGAGCCGAACAACATAGGCGAATAGCCAAGCGTTCGAGCATGCAAGCCGGCAATAAGATCAGGCGACAAGGGTCGACCAATAAGGGAAAAGACAGGCATCTTCTTTAAGTATCTCCAGAGGGAACACCGCATGGCATCGGCAACCCAAGTCGAAAGGTAGGGCATCGAAGTGATGACACGGACCTTTAAAGGCTCCAAGATTGGAGCAACCTGAGCGACGGGTGTGGTAAGCGGGAGCAGTGACTCAAAGACGACTCGTTGAACGATGGTAGACCTCCCAAGAAAGGAGGCCATAACGAGTGGCCGAAGATCAGAGGGAGTCTGACGATAGAGAGTCAATGCCTCAGGAGAAAGTGAAAGGGCAAGAAGGAAGAACGGGTTGCGGAGGAACTGTCGAAAGTGACGATCGTCGACTTGTACTCTTTCACCGGCTTGAAGAAGCCGGGCACGGAGTGCAAACGACAGTCTGAGACCTTCAAGTTCAAAGGCAACGCTACGATCCAGGACAAAGCCGGCCGGAGCCGCCACCTGAAGCAGGAAAGCGGAGAAACCATGGCCAACGTGTGAAGGAACGTAGCTAAACTCTGGAAGAGAACCCCCAATAGGGTCCAGGAGGCGGGCCATCATGCCTGGAGTCATGAGATGGGCAGTCTCACCGTACATGCGAAGGAGGGATGTAACGGAGAGGGAGCCGGTCCGAGACTTGAGGAAGCTACGGATCTGGAAATCATGACGTGGAACGTCAAACGTCCGGACCTCTATCGTAGAACCGGGTTGAGGTTCAACAATAGAGCTCAGAGGGACCGAAAAGTTATGTTCGGTCGTTCTAGGAGAACGTAGCTGGGCAAACTCGACAAGGACTGACTCCATTTCCGAGCGCGGAGGATCGGAGGGAAGAGGGCCAAGTTCACCTTGGTCGTGCCAGTAATGGTACCAGAGGGGGAGAATGGCGGCCTTAGCACTCAGGTATTCCTTACGTTCATGAGCCGAGAGAGACTCAAAACGAGGGCCGGGCTGTTGGTCGCCTGGGGCCTGGGCAAAAGGACGGAGATCCAGATTGAGGGCATGCTTAGCCCACCAAGAGAGGCGACCAGAGGCCTTATTAGTAGTCCAAAACCGGCGAATTTCGCGGGCCGAGGACATAACATTAAGGTCAGAGTCGAAACCCTCGTAGGGGGAAGGAACCCCCAGGAGAATCTCACGGAGTGCCTGACGCTGGCCGCCAAGGGCGCGTGGAGCGCCAAAACCAGCGTTAACTGACGCTTCCTTATGCAGGAGATCGGAGACCAAGTTCTCAGGTTTCCAGCCCGAAAGAAGGGCGGCAACGAAACGAGGGAGCTCCGGATCAACGGTATGAGGGGCATCGGGGGTCGAAAGAATGGTTGCATGTTTTGCAAGAGCACCCTTAACGAAGGAAGAGGGAACGGGAAGGGCAGCCCGTTTGCACTGATTCAGAGTGATGAAGAACCTAAGGACGGTCTTATCGCCAGCTTTATGAAAAAGGAAGCGGCGGAAAGTTCGGCGAAGCTCTCCAGAAAAGGGGAGATAAAGGCCGGAGGGGTCCAGGAGGTATCCATCAGTGAAGACCCGAGGAGGAAAGGGAGGGGGAGGGAGGTCGTTGATCTCTGGGTCCAAGTAGAAGGCTAAGGGGTAGTCCTTCAGATACTTGACTAGAGAGATCAACTCAGTCGCTTTCCCCTCTCTAGAAATGTGAGAGAGGTCATCGATGAACGGCCGAAGGGCTGCCCAGGTGGAATGACCACCATTCTCTAACAAAACGTCGGAGAAGTCGAGAACCACCAGTAGCACGGCACGGAGAAGGCCGAGAGACTGGTGGACGGCGGTGTCAGAACGACACCAAACCTGACCTTCATTGGTTGGGAGCGGGGTGATAATGAGATCACTCGCTTTACTGCGCAATGGCAGTCCCCCAAGTGGGGGCAGAACATGTGCAGGGTCCGTAACAAGACGTGGGAACAGGGTGAGCAATTCCAATCCGAAAGGATTGTGGTTCACCTGGAAAAGTACCATGTCTTGGTACTCGATGTCAAGATGCCACGGAGGGGCAACGACAATCGAGTCGGACAAAAGATCATCCAGAGATTTCTTGAGCTCAAAGAGTGTGTTCATGATTTCTTGTTAGGTCCTGCGGATTTGTTC